CTAGACGAGCTGGCTGAGATAGATCGTGAGCTGGGGCTGGACTATATGCAGCCTGAAATTATCAAAACTGAGATAGGAAAAGATAAATTGGATGAGCCGGTGGCGTGGGCTGAAAAAAGCGTAATTGATTGGTTTTCCAGCGATGAGCGCGGAGAAAAAGCAAAAGCCGTAACAGCACTTACCAAGAAAAAAGGTAAGTTTGCAACCATCCCTCTCTACATTCACCCACCTGTCGCCGCCAGCGACACATCACAACAACGTGTCGATGAAACACAAGAACAGCGACATGAGCCAGTCATAGACAAGTCGGCAGCCAAACGTATCGCTACCCAGCTGGGGTGGGAGCCTAAGCGTGAATGGCGGGGGCTGACGGATGAGGACATCGACGAGATCCACTCTGAGATCAAAGTGAAGGGTATGGGCAGCTACAAAACCGAAGACATCTACCGCGCTATTGAGGCCAAGCTAAAGGAGAAGAACAGTTGACCCGCATCATCAAGATCACCACGTTTGAGTCCATCGCCAATACTGAACTCGCTGCCAAGTACACCGTTGTCATCATGCAAGAGATGCTCAACCATTTGGCCAAACATCACGACGTGGTCATCAGAGTCAAGCCCATGTATCGCAAAGAAAGCGAGACAGAGTTTGTGTGCAGGATGAGGTACGGCCTAGCGCCAGCAAAGTACGAAGCGCCGCGCATCATCGAGACAACCAAAGTTTCGTGTGACGCTGACAACACAGTGATTTATGAGGAGATGGAATGATTGCAACCAACAAACTTCGTTTCGTGGAGCGCAAGGACTACGTCAAAAATGGAGAAGTCTTCAGTGAGCCGTTTGTGACGACAGTCCTCCAGCAATGGTGGGAATTTGAAACCATAGAGAAGTTTGAACGGCAAACTTATGGGACACCATACGGCGAATGGCGCGATGTGCCAGTTGAGGAGAAAGAATGAACGACCACATCCCCAACGACATCGCCAAGTGCGAGGGCCGCAAGTCAAACGATCCTCTGTACCCTCTTTGGCATACGGACTGCATCAACTGCATTCGCAGGATGATCGTTATGCGTGACAGACAGAATCACATATCACCCTGGGAGGGCCACGGCCCTTGTCCCGACAAGCTGGAGATGGAGAAGTGAAATGCCCAAGATGCGACGCCTGGACGATAGTCAAGGACACCCGACACAACAGACGCAGGAGGGAGTGTGCGAACGGTCATCGCTTCTGGACGCTCGAACTGTTAGAGGAAGTGGCCCTTGGCCTTTCAAATACACCCTCCAAAACGGACACTGGTATGTCGCTAAGGGACAGCGTACTCGCAAAACTTCCCAAGATCTTGTTCAAGAAGTAGGTTCTGCCCTCGTTTGATTGCATTGAAAGGAGAAAGCCAAAATGGCCAGAAAAAAGAAAAGTTCAGCGGCAAGAATTCGCCAATATTTTTTAAAGCGCCCTAAAGCATCCCCCGCGGCTGCTGCGGCCTCACTGAAGGTGGACATTCAACACGTCTACACCACGCGCTACTTAGACAAGCGCAAAGCAAAAGAAGAAGCGCTGGCTGAAGCGGAGTACAACCTTGGCCGCCTGGAAGATACCGTGGTGGACTACATCAATCGCTGGAAGGACGAAGGCGAAGTAGAAAACCTACTCAAGGCCCGACACTGCCTTAATCAGCTGATCAGAATTACAACCTGATCACTTTGCCTCGCCCCAACTTTTCCCAATTTCCACGTCGCACCGGCTAGGAACCCCAAGGTTGACCGCACTGGCCATCACCTGGGCCGCCTCCAGAGCTTCTTCCTTGGTCTTGACGCTCAATGCTACTTCGTCGTGAACCTGCAGCAGCAGGGTAAACCCTGCCTCTGACAGTGCCACCATGGCGGCCTTGGTCTGGTCCGCGGCGGATCCTTGGATGAGCCGGTTGAGGCCTTTGTAGGTGCCTGCGCGTTTGATCCGTTGTCCGTATTCCATGATGGCTTGCTCGCGGGGCAGCGCCTTGTTGACGCCCCACTCGACGGGCTCCCAAAGCGGGAACCGGCATTTGCGTCCGAGCAGGGTGCGGATAGCGCCGCCCGAGGCGGGATGCTCGATGCGGCGCATCACCGCGTTGACGGTGCCCTTGAGGAACGGAACTTTGTTGTGGAACCGCTCGATAAGTTCTGACGCCTCGCCAAGATCCAGATCCAACTGAGCGGCAAGTTTGTTTTTGCCCATGCCATACATCAGGCCCAGGCCGATGGTTTTGGCGGCTTTGCGCTTGATGCCGGCCATGTCTGCAACCATCTGATGAAAGTCGGTATTAGGGTTTTCCTGGTATGCGCGGACCATGGTTTCCGCCCCGGGTAGCTCCAGCAGGTTGGCGTAGTGGACCAGGAGCCGCGGTTCTTGGGACGAGAAGTCATTGCTGGCCCACTGTTCTTCTGGCTCCGGCATGAATAGGCCGCGGACCATGGGGCCGATGATTTCGTGGCGGGCGGGGACTTGTTGAAGGTTGGGGTTGGCCGCGGACAGCCGTCCGGTGACGGTGCCGCCGTCGTCAGAGCGCAGCTGGTTGAAGTGGGTGTGGATGCGTCCGGTTGCGGCGCTGAAGTTCAGGTAGGGCCCGAGGAAGGTGCTGTGCGTCTTGTTGGTTTCCCGGGCCTCTACGATGAGTTTGGCGATGGGGTGAGGGCAGGAGTCCAGGAAGCTTTTTGTGAAGCTTGGAGCGCCGTTGGAGGTCTTGGCGTAGGGAAGGCTCAGCCGGTCGAAGGCTGAGGCAATGGATGCGGCGGCCCAGATGTCTACGGCTTGGCCTACTAGGGTGCGCAGTTCTTTGTGGATGTCCTTTTCGCGTTGCTGTAGTTGCGCGATCATCTGTTCGCATTTGTTGCGATCAAATGGCACGCCGCGCTCGGTCATGCCTACGAGAACGGGGAGAACCTTGGATTCGAGCTCGAAGATGGATTCGACCTCATCTTGGCGCAGTTTGATTTTGAAGGCCTGCCAGAGCTTGAGGGTGAGGGCGGCGTCTTGCTCTGCGTAGTCGCCCACAAACATGGCCGGCAGCTTCCACAGCTCTTTTTTGGGATGCAGCCCGAAGTCCGCGGCTGCTTGCTTGAGGCCGGCCTCGCTTTTGGCTTCCTGCAGATAGTCAAAGCCCAGGGCGTTGAGGCTGTAGGAAAATCGGTTTTCGTCCAGCAAAGGGGCGGCGATCATGGTATCGATGATGCGGCCGTTGACCTTGAACCCTGTGGCACGCAGCCAGCCCAGGTCGTAGGCGGCGTTGTGCATTATTTTGTCGGCGGGGGTAGCCAGCACTTCTGCAACAAATCTCTCAACTCTTCGCTTGTCAAGGTTTCCTCCACCTTGATGTGCGACAGGGAAATAGCCTGACCATCCATCGACTGCAATAGCGTAACCCACGATGAACCCGTCTTTTCTGGGCCAGCCGGGGCCGAAGGATTCGAGGTTGGGGTCACAGGTTTCGAGGTCAATTGCAATCTCCTTGGCTGTGGACAGGTTGGGAAAAACTTCCGGGGCCACCCACTCGGTGGCGGGCGGGAAAAGGGGGATGGTTCTCACAGTCGGAATCCTTTGTTCATCTGCCGGGGCAATACGAGGTGCAGAGTTTTCTTAGCGCGGGTTACTCCGACGTAGAAAAGACGGTGAATGTTGTCAGAATTTTCTGCATATTCTTTGGCGAATCGAGTGCTCAGGTCCATGAGCAGCGCAACATTGTCCGCTTCCCCGCCTTTGGCTCCGTGGATGGTGGAGATGCGTATGTTGGGCACGGAGGAAAGCTTGGTTCCTCTTCGCAGCATGGCGATGATGTATTCGCGTTTGTTGTCTGAGATCTTGTCTAACGCCTCATGCCAAATCTGGGTGGTCAGCAGCCCAAAGTTGGCTTGTAGGTCTTCTATGGAATACATCACGTCGTTTTCGCCGGCTTTGAAGCTCTTATGCCCGCGGGCCACGGCCTGTGAGCCGAGGTATTTGTAGACGTTTTTCACGTCAGCGCCGCTGATCTTTTGGCCCTTGCGCAATCGCTCCCAATCGTAGACGGCGTGGATGATGTTGGCCGAGATGCTGGGAACGCCTGCGCGTTCGTAGAGCAGCCCTAAGCTTTTGAGCCATTCAGCAATGGGTGTCAGGAGGTAGTTGGTGCTGGCCATGATGAGCCACTGGCCGCTGCTGACGGGGACATCTTCGATGCGGTTGTAGCTGAAGACCTCGCCTTCAAACTCCCGTGGGCGCCATTCTTTTTCTTGACGTTGCTGAATACGCTGGACGATGGTATTGGCAAGGCGGTAGACGCGAGCAGGCACTCGATAGGATTGGCTCAGAACAGTGATCTTGCCTTTTAGGGAAAGAAAGCTGTTTACATCCGCTCCGGCCCAAGTGAAGACCGCTTGGTCATCATCACCTGCGATGAAAACGCGCTTGGCTTTTTGGGTGAGGGCTTCGACTAAGTTCCACTGCAATCGGGAAAGGTCTTGGGCTTCGTCGATGATGACCACTTCGAGGTTGGGCAGCCGATGGCTTTCTAGGACGATGAGCTCCAACAGGTCGGTGAAGTCTAGGAGGTAGTTGCGCTGCTTGTAATGCCTGTAGGTGCGTTCAACAAACTCGAAGTGATGCCACTCAATGTCCAGGCCGCATTGGTTGTAGTGCTCGCGTAGATCTACGCCGCGGATGCGGGCAAGGTTGATTTCGTTGAGGATAGGGTTCTCGGCCTTGGTGATATTGTCCTCATCCTGGGCTAGGTCGAGCTCGATTCCGGCTTCTTTTTCAAATTCCCGGAAGTTCTCGGCCTGCATGATGTCCTCGGCCCGCGTTCCAAGACAAAAGAAGGCAAGGCTGTGGAGGGTGCGGAAAAAGGGAAAATCGGTTTTGGGATTGAGGTTTGGGAATTTTCCTACGGCGCGGTCTCTGGCTTCATGAGCTGCTTTTCTGGTGAAAGAGAAGTAGCCGAGCTGTTGGGGGCGGATGCCGTCGGATAGCTCTTGATCGACGACATTGAGCAAGTAAGTGGTTTTACCTGCGCCTGGAGGGCCAAAAATTTTATGAATCTCTGCCATGGCTCAGTAGTCCATCCAAGGTTGGTCGTAGCGCCAAACAATCACGGGGGTGTCGTCGCCAAAATAACCGCCCTCTATGGTCAGCTCGATGTATTCGCGGGCCTCTTGGAAGTCCATGCCTTCTCGCTCCATCAGGAGCCGCCTAATTTCTTCTGCGTCGTAAACCATGACGCTTACCCGTTTGTTGTTTTGCCAGACCAAGGCGGGGCCGATGATGGCTTCTTCAAACTCAGGTATTCGCAACATTAGAAGGGGCTCCCTTGTTGTCGGACTGTCTGTGTTGTGAATGGGGCGTCTTGTTTGCTGAACTTGGGGATGCGCCAACAGCGAACGGTGCGGCCTTTGAGGAAGAGGCTGATGGGCTCGCCACCCATGTCACGCAGTCGCTGCGCCATCTTGGGGGCACTCAAGCCTTTGAAGTTGTTGCGGGCAAGATGCCCTTCGAGGTCCTTCATGCGAAAGTACGTTCGGCCCTCATCCTCTTCTGTCCAGGGCCGGCCCATGATGATCTCATCGCGATCCATGGCCTGCTGCATGTGGGTAGTGAACTCTTCGAGGAGGTCCATGAAACGGCCGGTCACGCTGGTGTCTTCGCTGGCCACGGCTATCTGCTCGGTTTCCACCATCTCTTTGAGCAGCGCATTGAGCATTTGCTCCCAATCTTGTTTACGCAATGTTGGGGGCAGGACGTTTAGTTTTTCAACGCAGGCTTTTTGAAAGGCTGCTTGCAAAAACAAGCTGTCGGTGTCAAGTTCCAAGCGACGGCCGTTGACATCAAGAAACCACAAAGGCGGGTCGCTGGCGTACTTAGACAGTGAGGCGATCTGTGGTGCATCGGGGCCGTTGGCTCCGATGCCGAATTTGCGTGTGCGGCAAAGTCCGCTGTTGCAGAAGCTGTTGAGTGGGGCATCTTTACATTTGTAGTGGTAGTCCTTCTTGTTGACTTGTTTGATCAGCAGTTGGACTTCGTTGTTTGGCAGCGGAGGGCTGACGTATTTAAGGTTGTGCTCGACAAGCTGATCTTCCCATTTGCCTGGGTAGACCTTCTTGACGTAGACGCCTATGTTGAAGAGGGTGTTGTTGCGGCCGCCCTCTGGTATGCCTTGAGAGCAAAGCGCCTGTAGGCAAGGGGGGCCATCCTTAATCGGCGCATCCGCAACTTTTGGCGGGTCAGGAAACGTAGAAATAGACTCTTGGACGTTTGCCTCGTACAGAGCGTAAAACTCTTCCAGCGTGGCCGCCGAACCATCCGGATTGAAGGCATAACGGGTTCCGTTATCACCGCCGAAATAGGGAAGATTGAGGAAGTTTCCGGTATCGCCCCGGTCCACCAAGATTTCTGCTTGCTTAGGGAAGATTTCACGGCCCGCTTCACCAAGCAGCGCTGCTGAATTCTTGAGGTATTGTTGAAATTCTCGCGCCGGTTGTGGCGTCTTGGTAAAGAGAAAAGCATGTGCTCCTCCGGACTTGCTACGACAAACAACCAATGGCAGCTTCAACGTCGCAATCTTGTCAACCAATCCTTTGTGGTCGATAGGGTACTGATCGATATCAATACAGCCCCATATGCAAGTGTTATCAGCGCGAATAGGAATGATGCCAAGAGAAGGCTCCACGCCCTCAAGATGCTTTTCCCAAAGGTCATCGGTGGGAGGTTTCCTAACCACCGTGGCCTGACCGGCTTGCTTTCCATCGACGCGCTCTGCCTTGATCTTGTAGGTTCCATAGGCGATGTCCAGACCCTGGAAGATCGCCTTGAATTTGGTGATGTCAGTCATGGGTCTCTCTATAAGGGGGTGGCCAGTGGCCACCCCAAGGTCATCAGAACGGATCGTTGCCGCGGGCCTCTACGACATCGCTGTCATGCTTGACTTTGACTTCGCCAGAACCGATCTGCTGCGCAAATGCTTTAGCAGCCAGATATGAAGCGGAGTCCTCAATCGGCCCAACCTTTTCGACTTCCCAGCCAAACCACTTGCCCTTGTCGTTGGACTCGGCCTGCGTGGTCAATCGATAGATATGGCTGTACATCGGAGGAGTGTAGGGGCCGTTCTTGCCCATCAACTTCACCGACATCATCATGCTGTTCCACTTGCGGCTCTTTTTGAGCTGCGTAGACTTCATGGTGATGAGCGCCGGCTCGGGGATACCATCCTTGAGCACCATCACGTAATGGTTGGCGGTGTTCTCAATGTAGTTCCCGTTGTCCAGGTAGTCCTTGTTGTCGCCCGGTTCGCGGTGCGTGCGGCTCAACACATCACTGGTGGCGGGGTAGATGGCGATTGGAGCGCCAGAACCACTGCCACGCGGGGCCCACTCGATGTACTGACGTACATACGCGCAGGGAATAACAAGAATGCCTTTCTTGCCATCGTACAGCTCACCGGTGACGGTGTTGTAGATCATGCCGGGCATTGCACCTTCGACTTCGCCCACCTCGGGGGAGGTGTTGGTCAGCAGGCGCAGGAAAGGAAGCGCAAAATCTTCCTGCCCCATACCTTCAAAACCAGATGAAGCGTCTTGCTCGAAGTCGCTCATCACAGCCAATGCGGTTTCTTGTTTCACGGCCAATTCAGTCTTTGCCATTTTCGTTTACCTCGTTCATGCGGATTTGATAGTTGCCTTCTGGCCCACATAGGCGCCAAAAAGCTCGGTAGGGAACTCGTTTCCAAGCTCCGTTTGCTCACGAACCCAAGCTTTCAAGGTCTGGGGCTCGATCTTCTGCGCTTGCTCAACCGGATAGTTTTGCTCGCGCAGCAGATTCAAAAGTCGGGCGCAAAGATCGTCTTCATTACGACCAAAACGCACCGACACGGTGTTCTTGATGATGTCGTCAAACCCGTGCTTGCGCAGCCACTCGAAGGCCTGGGCACGGTTCTCTTCCTTGATGCTGGCGCTGTAGAAAGGCTTGACCTCAATCTGGCTACCGTCAGCCATCTTGAAGGATTTCATGCCAAGTCCGGACAGCATCGATGGGATCGTTTCCTCCAGCAGCTTGCGCTGCTGCTCTCGACGCTCCTTGACGACCTGTTCCAGCTCGTCGATTTCCTTCTCCAGTTCCTTGGCCCGTTTGGCCAAAGCACCAACGGAAGACAGGTCTTCGTTTTTAACGACCAACGCACCTGCGTCTTCCTCAAACAGATTGTTCAATTCACTCATCGCTTTCTCCCTTCTCGGTGATATCAATACGGATTGGGATGTACAGCCGCTCACGGCGATCCCATTTCAAAACCTTGTATCGGCCTGCGTTATAGACAGCGGCTATCGAACAGGCCAAGCCGATAGCCACTGGATCCCCTGTCAGCAACAGGAAATCTTCGTCCCCAAACATCCGAAGCTTGCGCTTGAGAGTACGAACCGTAGGCACTGTCGAAAAGGCAATCTGGGTGTTGGGGGGCAAAAGCACCGACAACTCCCCGTACTTCATCGCCGAGGCGATGTCGTGGTTGGGCATTTCCTGTACGACGAATACCTTTGGTTCTGGGACACCGAAAGATCTTTTGTCAGACACGTTTACGCTCTCCTTTCTTAAAACGTGCAAGCAGTGTACAATGTGTTCCAGGCCATGTCAAGGCCTTTTTTAGAAAGGAAGAAAGATGTCATCGCTACTGGAACGCTACCCGTTCAAAAATCGCCCATTTCTGCATCAAGCCGCGTACCTGGAACGGTTCTGGGAAGACGCACAAGTCGCCTTATTTGCCGAGATGGGCACAGGCAAGAGCTTCATGCTGATCAACAACGCCGCACTGCTCTATGACCAGGGGAAAATTGACGCGCTGCTCATCGTAGCGCCCAAGGGCGTATACCGAAATTGGTATACGTCCGAATTACCCAAGCACATGCCGGATCATGTGAACTACAAGATGGCGTGCTGGTCACCTTCCCCGCGCAAAGCAGAGCGTGCGCAGATGGATGAAATGATCAACTACCTCGACGGGCTGCGCATCCTGATCATGAATGTAGAGGCCTTCAGCACCGAGAAAGGACAGAGCTTTGCCCGCACGTTCTTGCGTGTGACCAATTCCATGATGGCTATTGATGAAAGCACCACCATCAAGACGCCCACCGCCAAGCGCACCAAGAGCATCATCAAGATAGGCCGCGAGGCGCGATACAGGCGGATTGCTACAGGATCACCCGTCACCAAGTCACCACTGGATCTGTACGCGCAGTGTGAGTTCCTTGGTACTGAATGTTTGAATGCTTCAAGCTACTACGCATTCCAAGCACGGTACGCGGTCCTTGTCGAGCGGCGCATGGCCACTCACACCTTCAAGCAGATTGTGGGCTATCGCAGGCTCGATGAGCTGCAGGAAAAACTCAATCATTTTTCGTTTCGGGTGACCAAGGAAGAATGCCTTGATTTGCCTGAGAAGATCTATATCAAACGAGAAGTGGAGCTAACGCCCGAGCAGAAAAAAGCATATGACCAGATGAAGCTCATGGCGCTGTCAATGTTTGATGAGGGCATGGTGACCACCAATAACGCGCTCACGCAGCTGATGCGACTGCATCAGATTTGTTGTGGCCACATCAAGCTTGATGACGGCCAGGAAATGGACATACCAAGCAACCGTGTGGATGAGCTGCTTAGCGTGTTGGAAGAAGCTTCTGGCAAGGTCATCATCTGGGCCAACTACCGCAAAGACATTGAACGCATTCGCCATGCGCTTCAACAAAAGTACGGCATGACTTCAGTGGCAGCGTACTACGGGGACACTGAAGCCCAAGAGCGGCAAAACATCGTGACTCGCTTCCAAGATCCCCAAGACGACTTGCGGTTTTTTGTGGGCAATCCTCGCACCGGTGGCTACGGCCTAACGCTGACCGCGGCCAACTTGGTGGTCTACTACAGCAACAACTTTGACCTGGAGGTGCGGCTGCAATCAGAAGATCGCGCACACCGGATTGGCCAAGTCAACAAGGTGACCTATGTGGATTTGATCACCCCGGACACCGTTGATCAGCACATCGTCAAGGCCCTGCGGGATAAGATCAATATCGCCAGCGCGGTGCTTGGCGAAGACTTCAAGGAATGGCTCATCTAATGCAACTCATCCCTATTCGTAAACGTTTTGTCTACGAGACACTTGAGCGGGTTGATGGCCCAGATGGGCGAACCTATGGGCCCGATCGCCTGCCAAGTGTTACCACCATCTTGTCAAAGACGAAAGACTCCAAAGAACTTGATGCGTGGGCCGAAAGAGTGGGCAAAGAAGAAGCCGAGCGCATACGCAACGATGCAGCTACTGTGGGCACGCACATGCACTCAGTAGTGGAACGGCTGCTGCTCAATCGTGATCTACCGGTGCCCCGTACATGGCTGGCTGTCAAAGGATACTGGATGGGCTACAAGCTCATTGAGCACTTCTTCCCAAACGTCAAGGAGGTGTGGGGAGCAGAAATTCCCTTGCACTATCCTGGCAAGTATGCCGGCACATCAGATTGCTTTGGAATCTACCGCGGGGAAGAGTCTGTCATCGACTTCAAGCAAGCGAACAAGATGAAGCAGCGGGCGTGGATCGAGGACTATTTTGTTCAGCTTGCTGCATACGCGGCCGCACACAACATCCTGCATGGAACCAAAGTGCGGCAAGGGATCATCCTGATGGTGGCGCAAGATGGAGAAACCAAGGAATTTGTCACATGCGGCCGGGAGTTTGACGACTACCAGGACAAATGGATGCGAAGAGTGGCGCAATACTTAGAAAAAAGGGCCCTGGGGTGACCAGGGCCCTAAAAGTGCCGTCGCTCTCAGGAACGGCAACTGCGTAAGAGATCCGATGCAAGTATACGTCTTTTACTTCAGGTTGCGTAGCTTGTATAGGGTGCTCAGGTACAGCGCAATCGCTTCGTCGATCAAATTCTGGATTGCCGTTTCAGACTTGTCGCATGCCTGATAGCGCAGCTTTTCGATGTCTTCCATGTGCTTTTCAAGGATGTCATCAATCTTGCCTTTGCCGTCCCAGCCAAGAATGGGGATGTCTTCGATGATGAAGTACATCCCCTGATACGCCTCGGCTATCGCATCTGCTTTGCCCACAATTTCTTCGTAGAACTCCCCTAGCGCCATGTGCTGAGAAAAGCTCTTGGTTTTCAGGTGTTCACGGTGCGCAATTTCTCGGCTAAGAAACATTGTCGCAAGAAGGTAATCCATCGCCATCTTTCATCTCCCTTATTTGGGGCCTTGGACCTGCGCCTGACGCTGCTGCAACAGTGCGCTGATCGGGTCATTCGGAAACATCGTTGGGTACATCAGCGGGATCTGGGGATTCTGCGGAGGTTGAGCCACAGGCAGCCTCAAATTAGGGGTATACCCTCGGGTAGGAGGAGCTGGAGGCAAAGTCCGTTGGAGCATTTGACGTGCTGTTTCACGTGAAACAACTGGCTGTTTCTCAATTCCCGGAGCGGTGGGCACCTCTTGCCCGGCCTGGGCAGCCTGAGAAGCTTCTTGGGCCGTGATCCGCGACACGTTGGGCAAGTACTTCGTTGGGGGAATGCCGATTTCCTCCAGCTTTGCGGCGGCTTTTGCTGCTTGCTGAGGGGTGCCCACGTGCGTGATGGTCTTGGCAAATTCGGGATCTTCCAAAGCGCGGGTAAAGATGCGCTGGTAGAGTTGGTTTTCCAGGCTGCCGGCCAAACGAACGATCAATGCAAGCGAGCCGGTAGTTGGGTTGATACGGCCCACAGCTGCCTCCCGGGCAGTGGTGGTCAGCCATTGGATGCCTGAACCAAATACCTTTTTGAGCGCATCGTCGAGCGATTCAAAAGCGGGGATTTGTCCTGTGACATCGGCAAACGCATTGACGCGCCGCTGCAAGTCAGCCAGCATCTTCAGGTCTTCCAGGTGGCCTGTCTTTTCAAACAAGACTTTCAGCGACTTTTCGTTTTGATCAAGAAAGCCCTTCAAAGCGCCACCGCCTTGCGCTCCCTGCGTGGCAATTTCGTAAACCGATCGACGCAACGAAGCCAGTTGTTCCGGGTCTTTCCCTAGTTGGGTGACAAGGTTGCGCATGACCGCTGGATCACGCAAAGCGGTATACAGCGCCTGCTTGGGATCGGCATCAGGGCGAGATACCTTGGCCAGAAGACCGTCAAGCTCGTTGTTGGCAGCCGCCACTCGACGCTGATCCAACTCGCCCATACGGGTGACATAGGCTTCTGCCAAATTCAGCTCATCACCAAGACGCTGCTGCAGTTTGTCTGGAAGAGCTTCGACGATATTACGGTTCTTGTCCAAAATGGAGCGGATCTTGCGCGGATCTACAAGCCCTTCTTGGTTGATCGCGCCTTTTGTACGCAACCAATCAATCGTTCCTTTTTCCAGCAAGTTATCAAGCTCAGGCGCAGCCTTTAGGCTCGTCTGCAGCTGACGAAGATTGTCTGCGCTAGAAAAGGCCTTTTGCAAGAGCTGCTCGTTTGGCAGCAGGTATTCCCCGCGGCCCCCACGCTGAGACATCAACAAGGGCAGGCTTTTTTCGTACTGATCCTTGTAGTTGCTGATGACCGACTTCAACGTACCGTACTCTTCATTGATCTTCGGCACGTGATTCAGTATCAGGCTTTCAACATCGTTGAAAACCGCGTTGCCCGTATCAAGATAGCGCTGAGCATCGGTCAGCCGTGCGCGGCCCTTGTACATTGCCGCGTTGTACCGGGACAATGAGTCATTGCGATAGCGCATGGCGGACTGTAGATAGTCCATCGCTTCCGGCAAATTTAGATTGATGGCCGTCTGCTCTTGAGCCATCATCTTTGCATCTTCCATGATCTTTGTTGGGTTGATGCGAACGGAAGTGCCGGGAGTGATAAAGATATCGACATTGCCCTCGGCATCGGCGACTTTGCCCTTGCCTTGGGTGATCTCCATGATGTCTTTGAGGGACAGCTTTTTCTGGCCCTTTAACTTGGCTACTTTTTCAGTTGTAGCACCAACAAGTTGGCGAGCAGAGTTTTTTGCAACTTTTATCAGTTCCTCATCAAAACTCTTGTTTGCTCCCAAAAGCTGGTCATCAAAAGATTGATCCACCAGACTCTTGGTCAAGTCCCGCTCTAGCCTTTCACGCGAAGCCAGTTGCCCCCGCATGAAGTTGTCCAACATAGCTACAGGCTCTGGCAGCGGAGTGCGCAGCGATGGCCGCTCAATCCGGTACTTGTCTATCAGCGCCTTAGCTGCTTGTTCCATGTCCACTGCAGGGAACAAGGAGGCCCCGTTTTCCCGGGTGGCCGTTGGCAAACCGTTAGGAGCATAGCCCTGGCGAAACCCGAGGCTTTCCAAGATCTGTTTGCGCGCCCCGGTATCCATCTCCATGTTGGCCATCAGGACTCCGCGCAGCTCATCGTTGAGCGTGTCCATGTTTTGTGGCCCAAGCCGCTCGGACACAGACATAATTTCTGCATCCGTCAGCTGTTTTTGTTGCTTAAGCAGGTTTTCAAAGAAAGATTGGCGCTCCTGTTGGGCGGCCCGGAAAGCATCTTCAATCGGCTGGCGTGCCTGCGGAGAAAAGCTGTCAAACAAAGAAGACAACTTTTGCTGATTTTCACTGATGCGTTGCTTGATGCCTTCGAGTTCCTTGGGGCCCAACTGATTTAAAAGCTCTGCCTTGCGCTGCAACAGCGGCCCGTACATCGTGCTTTCTGCAGCGTCCAACAAGAACCCCGCATTTGCCACCCGCGGATCAGCCAATGCAACTTCGAGCTGCTTGAGAGCTTGTTGGGCTTCTGGGCTTTGTGCGATAGGCCCGAAAACCTGCGTCAGTTTGCGCTCCGCATTTTTCATGAGCATCGTCGGAACGATACGAATCACCGGCAAACGATATACGCCGGGAAGCCCTTCGAGAGTTTCTTTTTCTATTTCGCCCAATCCGGAAGAAGCCGACCGAATTTTGTCATGGACGAACTTTGCGCCTCTTACGCTAGGCAAATTAGCTGCTGCCAAAGGCAAGCCCATAAAGGCTCCCATCGGGAGCAACTCTTTGTAGAGTTGTTTATTTGGGTTCGAGGGGTCTACGTTTTCTTCAACCGCTTGGCGAAGTCCTTCATAGCCTGCACCAAACGCGACATCCGTGAGTGCAGCCAACCGCGGATTTTTTTGAACAAATTGAATAGCATCATTTGCAATCCCTTTCAAAACGCCTGCTCCCGGCTCAGCTACTTTGACCATGGGAGACGTTTTAGCGGCCCACGCCAAAATGCCGGTTAGCGGCAAGGCACTGCCTACGCCTTCGCCAACAGCGCGTGAATAACGCTCAAGTGGGTCTTGGCCAGGGCGTTCCCCTTTGTTGAAAAACTTGGCAAGCTGGAACACGTCCTTCTCATCAAGGCCGAGCCCCTTGCCAATCAGCCGTGCCCCGGCATCGGGCAACGCAAACAGTGCAGAATTAAACCCCCAAGATAGGTTGTTGATCAGCCCTTTAACTCGATCCAGCCCTTCTGGAGGCATGTCCTGACCCGCGGTCCGCGGGTCTTGAGACAAGGGCGCGCCTTCCGCACGACCTACAACCTCACCAGTGGCAAGATCCACCATCTCGCCGCGAGCATTCATCAAGGCTGGCATTTATTGTCCAATCAATCCGCGAAGTTGAGTGGGATTAAAAGCATCCACACGGCCGTTGGGCATACGTATGTAAACCGTGGCTCGCGGGTCCTGCAACTTGCCAATCGTACTGCCCAGGAAGTTATACATCCTGCGCTGTGAATCCGCATCTGTCGGGATCACAAATGGATCGCTCTGGGTGCCGGTGTTAGGCGTAGTCATGACAAAGTCGTTACCCTCGTATCCGAGCTGAGTCAGTACCTGCTGGCGAGCATTCCGATACTCGGCGTCTAAGATGGCAAATGTTTTCGCCGCAATTTCCTTGTTAGCAAAGAATGCTGCAGGATTAGCTATCGCCTCCGTCAGTTCGCGAGCTTTTTCTTGCTCTTGAACAGCGATTCGACCACTGTCATTTGCAGCAGCAATGTTCTTTATTAGCGTATTCATGCCAACTTTAATCCGTGTGGCTGCATCCACCAAATTGACATCTGGGCGAATTGCCCCCGCAGAAACAGGGACCAACAGATTGTTGACCTTGTCTTCAAACCAAGTGCCCGGGCTGTAAACCTGAGCAAAAACCCCCTTGAGGTTATCCAAAAGGGAAAGGCTGTTGTCCAATGCACGAAGTGTATTCGTGAGTTTGATGCGCTCGGCCTTATCCGTTTCCACGGAAGTAGGCGCTTGTCCGCGGTTCTCGACAAATGGATTGTCGGTATCGCGCAAGGTAAAGCGGCTTTGGACTGCACTGCGCACAGTTGGGTCATTGGGATCAACGGCAGCCCCAACGAACGAACCGCCATCTCTGGTTTTGGTGACACGAAGACCTGCTCCGCCGTCTTCCATGATGGTGCCGCCCTTTTTCGCCCCTTCAAGCAGCAACTGGTAGTCGCCCTTGAGCATCTGCAGTCGCATTGCCTGCGCGGCTTTGTCTTGATCCTGTACATCGCCCACGGCCTGAGACAGTGCGGCCGTTTTGATTTTGGTTTCGCGATCTTGGACTTGCGCTGCAATAGATGCCATTCCTGCGGGAAGGTTCTTCACCGCCTCAGAAATGTTCATGGCCATCGTCGGACGATTGGCCCCCGCCAAACGGAAACCAGCATCCGCCAGCAGCAAAAGCGCGTTCATCTTGGCCGACTCTTTATCCTCGCCAAGAAGTTCCTTGTACAACGGAGCAAGCTCTTCGTAACCTTCCTTGATCCGCTCAGCGCGGGTTTTTTCCTTGGCCATGGCCGGCCCCGGCATTATGTTGGACTCAAGGAATTTTTGCCGCTCTGCATCAGAAGTAGGTTTGGTAGGAGGAGGAACCATGCCCGCAGGCGTTTCTTCTGGCAGCACGTTGGCTTCCCGCATCTTTTCTTCGGCAAGCATGCGAGCTGCTTGCCCTGGAGGACGCCAATTTGTATTCGTTCCCGCTACCACAGAAGAAGGTCGCGCAGGTTCTCCGGGCCGAGGAGGAGCCACTTCTGGCCCACCCGTTGGAATCTCTGCCCGTCCACCAACGCTTTCGTAATATTTCTTCAGCGCAGCATCTTGGTCTGTTTCACCGGTCAGGTATCGACGAGCACCTTCAACACCCAATACTGAAGCAAGGCCCGCGGGCCCATATCGGCTAACAATTTCTGCAAGCCGCGGGTTTTCCGCAGCAAGCCGCTGCAGGCCCTGTGACAAACCCTGAGTAAAAGTAGGCGCGGATAAGCCGCTTAGAGACATATACGGAGTCAATCTTGTTCCGGTGCCTTGGGCGATTTGACCCGTAGCCGGATTCATTACAAGGGATTCAGCCCCCTGCACTGTCAAGTTCATTGGAGGTGTCCCTCCGGTCATGCGCTCAATTCCAAATTGCGGACTCATGAACGTGCGGCCGAGGTATGTATTGACCGCCTCAGCCCCGCGGGAAATCGCGGGCCCTAAGCGTTGTGCGGCGCTAATAAAAGCGCCTGCTGCCGCATGAACAGGGGGAAGACCGTCAGGAGTAGGCGGAGCCTGCTCAGCCCCGCCCGCCGAAAAAGGGGGAGGGGTCCCCATCCCAGGAGGCATCTGAGCGCCTCCTGGCGCAGCAGGTTGCCCTCCTGCAGCCCCGGCCATTGGAGGAGGCTGCATTGCTGCGCCTTGAGGCAAAGCACCAATACCACTTGGAGGGGGCGGTTGTTGACCCATTTTCATCTGCAGCATTGCCAACACCTCAGGAGGCGTCTCCATTGCTGCTTCCTCGCCCACCATTTGGGCAAGCTCCATGTATCGAGCATCCACCGAACGCATGTCGCCGCGCAAGTTATTCATCAGAATTTCTGGATTTTGCGGCGTGCGAGACATTTGAGGCATTTCTTCGGAATCTTCTTCCGGTTCCATGTCTTCAAATCCCTCCATGATTCCGCTATTGCGCGCTTCCTTAGACAGCGGCATTGCAAACATGGCTCGTTTGAGGATGTCTTCTCTCATCATAATTCCTTAGAAAAGCCCAGCCTTGGCCGCTGCACCTGCGGCCGCCGTGGCGCCAATGCCAAGTCCTGCAATTTGTTGGAAGGGACTAGGCGTGGCCTGACTTTGCGTCGTAACTGCCATTTGGCTAGATGGCGCACCCTTATAGATGTCCGACAAGAAGCCCAACTGCTGATACGGCTGCATGTTTTGCTGCAACAAATTTTGTCTTGTTGCGTCGGCTTCGGCCTGTGATTGGCGCTGCTGCTGTGCGCCCAGGTTGTACAAGAAGTTGACATCCTGTTGGCCCAGAGCCTGCTGCTGCGCACCCATCTGAGCTGTCTGGCCCGCCAAACCGGCTTGCTGTGCCCCAAGTTGACCCATGGTTTGTGCGTACTGCTGGCCAATACCAAACTGCTGTCCTGCCAACGATCCGATACCTTGGCCCAACTGCTGACCCAACTGCGACTGTTGACCAAGAATATTGGCCTGCTGTCCTGCGAGTTGGCCATACAGGCTGGCCAAGCCCGCTTGTTGTGCTCCCAGTTGTCCGTACTGGCCCGCGGCAGCTTGGCCCAACTGAGCTTGTTGCAGTTGTTGCGTGCCCAACTGTTGTCCAATGTTGCCCATATACTGAGCCGCGTTTTGGCCAAGTTGCGCTTGTTGAGCCGCTTGCGATGCCAACTGTTGGCCACCTTGTAGGCCCATTTGACCCGCGGCGGCTTGCTGCTGTGCAGCAGACAGGCCCAACTGCCCTTGTTGAGCAGCCGCGCCCATTTGACCTTGGCCCGCGGCCTGGGTCAAACCTGCACCCTGCAATCCAAGAGCGCCCATCTGCTGCCCGGCTCCCAACGTGCCAATACCGGCTTGGCGAAGCACGTCGGCGGCTTGCAGCCCCAATTGTGCGCCTTGAATACCATACTGGCCCTGCAATGCTTGGTTGGCCAAATTGGCTTGCTGCTGCATTTGGGCGTTTTGTAAGGCGGTGTTGTACGCCTGTTGAGCGTTGAATTGACCTGCAGTAAGGCCTGCCTGTTGATTGGCCAAGTTGGCCTGCAGCCCTGCCTGTTGATTCAGCTGTTGCGCCTGCAGCCCCGTCTGTGCTTGGAGGCCTTGCGTTTGCAGCCCTGCGCTCAGATTCTGCAAGTTGGCTTGCTGCTGCACGCCTTGATTGGCCAAAGCAGCTTGCAGCGCCTGCTGCGCGTTCATGCCTTGAGACTGAAGCTGCGCGGCTTGGTTCTGAACAGCGGCCTGTTGCTGATTGCTTAGGTTGGCCAACGCCATCTGCGCGCCCGTTTGGGCGCCCAACTGCTGCACGCCCAACTGCGCAGCCAAGTTTTGTTGGCCGGTGGTAAGACCTGCCGCTTGGTTGGCCTGTTGTGCCTGAAGCGCGGCGGCCTGTTGTGTATTGAATTGCTGTTGTGCTTGCTGGTAGGCAGACTGCAGTCCTTGGGCCTGAATGTCGCCCTTTTGAATGGCTAGATTACGCGCCGCTTCTGCGTTCTCAATAGCTTGACGTGCCCCGCCAAATGCACCTGCTTTGGCGTATTGGGCCCCGCGCCCCGTGGCCGCAATATCCGCTTGACGTTGCGCTTCGCGAGTTTGCCTATCCACGACTGCCTGCATGTATGGGGACATGAGGTCTTGCGCTGCTTGTGCTCCAAATTGTTGGGTACTGACCTGTTGGGCCGGGCCCATCTGAAACGTCTGCAGATTAGGCTGATACCCGGTTTGTGCTGCCTGCATCTCGGGGGTTCCAACCCGTTCAGCCGAAACAGGCGCCGCAGCTTGCATGGACAAGTTTTGGACATTTGGCGCCGCTACACGCTCCGCATTAACTGATTGATATCCGATGCCGCCGGGCCCTTGAAATTGGGCCGCCTGCGCCTGAGGAGCCGCCCCCAACCCTTGGGCCGCCTGACGGGCCTGTGCGGCGGCGTCGTATAGCGTACCGATCCCTTGACCCGTCATACCCTGAGCTTGACGAAGAGCTTCCTGCCCCTGTTGTGCCCCCGCATACAACGCACCAATTCCTTGTTGGAATCCTGGCTGTTGGGCTGCTTGAGCCGCTTGCTGCGCACCAAGTACGCCTTGATTGACGCCAAACCGAGTAAATTCTTCAGCCGCACCAAAATTTGGTTGCGCCCCCTGCATTGCAGCAACTGACTGCTGCATCAATTGCTGAGAAGGCGCCAAATTGGCCTGCTGGTATTGCCGAGTCATTGCCTGGGCACGATCAATGTCGCGTGCTCCAGCGCCAATCATTCCCTGGCCCTGCATTGCCGCCGTGGCAGCTGCTCCCATCTGTTCGATAGGTTTAGCCGCTTGCGTCATGTACTGCTGAGCTTGCGGGAAGTACGATCTGGTATCGGACCCCGTCAAAGCACCAATTGCATTGGTCATGGTGCCTTGGGCCCCCATGAGCTGTTGCGTTGCGCTGCCCATGTAAGGCTGATAGGCCCCAATCCCAGCTCGACCTGCTGCGATGGCATTCAGTTGGTCTGGGGACATCCCCGCGACTTGGTAGTCGGGGGTGAGGTACATGCCCTGCTTTGCTGCCTCAGACGCCTGATTTACTTGGTTTCTGGCGGCCTCTAATAGCTGAAGTTTTTGCGCCTCAATAAGAGGTGATTCAGCAACTATTTGGGTGGATACATTGTCTGCCATGCTTAGCCCCGTGCGGCGTTACGTTCGAGTTGATGCATCAGCGCATACATTTTTTTAGCGCCTTCCCGACGGCTACCTTTGCCTAGACCACGAACAGCTTTCGCAGTCATAACAAATTCCCCATCAGACAGCATGGCAGGGATGGAATCCGAAGTCTCGGTCCCTGGACCGGCTATTTGACCCGTGCGCCGAGGATACCCTCCTTGAGCCAAAGAGGCAATACCCAATTCGTTAGACATCATATCGCTATAGCCTGGACGAGTATTCATCTGATTGCCCATGTAGGACTGCTGAATACTGGGCGGCGCAAAAGAAGGAATAGGTGGAGCGATGAGCGGAGACGCCGTGGCCTGTGTAGGCGAAGAAAGCGGAGTCATCGGCGCAAAAACATTTTGATCCACCGAAGTATCTATCGGAGATATGGGTAACGTGCCTATGCCACCGCCAGAAAGGGGGTAATCAACTGGAGGCCGTCGAGGAGAAAAAGTATCAACTGACACTGGTTCCGTTGGCGGCGTGAAAGGATTAAAACTGCCCGTCGAAGGCATGTTTGGAACAAAAGTGTCGATTTGAGAAGGGGGATTCTCAGCGGGCGGCATCCTTGGAACAAAAGTGTTAGTCGGAGGAGAAAAATCAATTGGAGGCTCAATCGCTACCGTGGAATCGATTGGGTTTCTCCAAATAGGGGCAGGGCCCGGTGCCGGTGCCGGAGCAGGGCTAGGAGCCGGAGCAGGGCTAAGAGCCGGAGCAGGGCTAGGAGCCGGAGCAGGGCTAGGAGCCGGAGCAGGGCTAGGCGCTGGCGCGGGACTAGGAGCCGGAGAAACTGCAGTTCCATCTACGGTTGGAGCACCTAAAGTTCCAAACCCATAGCCAAGGGCCCGGGCCCGCGGTGGAGCAGCGGGCGCTTGCACATTTGGAGGTCCTGACGGCGCCGCTGCAGCAGGCATTGCTCCATATTGCGGAGCAGGGCCCATTTTTGATACGTCTTGGCCTGCCAAGACCGCGGCATTTCGCTGATTCCAGTAACGCGCTTGGGCCTCAGGAAAAGCAATTTCTCCGCCGTCTGCGTAACCGCCAGCAGAAGGAGGCGGCGCGAAAAAAGGCAAATTAGGCGCAGCAATACCGCCGTCTGCGTAACCCCCAGGAATGGAAGAGACGGGAGGAATTCCAGGAATTGCCGGCAAAGGAATTGGTGCCGCAGGAGTTGTAGTCGGCGCCCCTGTGTAGACTTTGCCACCATAGCCTCGAATAGGCGCAGGAAATCCTGTCAAAGCATACAAATTGGGGTTATCCGCCAGCATCTGGCGCTCTTTAGCCAGCTTGCTCGTCATGTACTGATCGTACGGAGACGCGGTAACAGGCTTTGATTGGAATCCACCCGTCAAACCAAGCGCCGCGATTCCTGCTCCGGCCATCGGGCCATAAGTGGCAAACATGCCGGGCATCGCAGCTTTGTATGCCGATTGATAGGCGGCTTCCTGCATTGCAGGAGTGGCACCGGGAATACGAGTCCTAAGCGCCTCAACCGCCTTGTTTCCTGCTTCCTGTGCAGCCGCTTCTCCCTGCGCTTGAATACCAGAAGGCGAAATATTTTTGTTGTAAAAGTCCTTGGTTTTGTCCCAAAAACTTTGTTCTGCAGGAGGAGTACCCGGAGAAGGCAACTGATCAATAGACTGCATACGCCCCGCCATGTCGGTAGCCGCAGCAGAACCAGGAGCAACAGCATTAGGGGCAGGAGTGCCAGGGGACGGCAGCTGATCAATAGACGGCATGCGTCCGGCCATGTCCATAGCTGCGCCGGTAGGCGGCGCTGACGCGGTAGAAGGCAAATACGCTCCACGCGCTGTTGAATAATCTACCGTTCCTGTCTGAGGAGGCACCGCAGCCTCTGATCCGGGCAATGTGGGCAGCCGCCCCTGAGATGAGAGATAGTCTATCTCTCTGCCCATAGAAATAGGCGGCTGCTGAGGCGCGGTCGGAAGCTCAGGAGCTGCAGGAAGCGTAGAAGGAGCCGTTGGCGCTCCAGTTGCTGCTGCAGGAGCGCCCGAAAAAGCGCCCGTAAATCTGTCCCATTGGCCGCCGATGGTCGTTGGGCCCGTGTAGCTTCCCGCAGAAAAAGCATTTGCCCCACCAAGTATTCCAGCCCCCGCACCCGCGGTAAGACCTCCAACTACACCCGCCTTAAGAGCAGATGCCAGATTTCCTCCAGCAAGCAGCGTGGAACCCGCGCCACCAATAAAGCCACCTACAGCAGCAACGCCAGCAGCAGAGCTGACCCCAAGCATACTGGCAGCAGCCGGGCCAAGGAAAAAGCCAAGCGCGACGGTGGTGACAACTTTGCCCACCGTGCTTTGAGCAAAGCTCTTAACTGCATTGCCAATCCCCTTCAAAGCATTACCAATCTCTTTAAAAAGATTGAAGTACTCAGGCAGCCCCGTGCGCGGGTTGATCGTCCCCGCGCCTCCGCGACTACGCAGCATCTTCGCCTCGGATGGACTGATATGCGCCAACATCGTGTCGCCATGCCGGCCCTGCTTGGCAATCGCCATAGAAATAGGCGTTAGAGTCGCAATCCCTCCCTTGGCAAACTGCTCGGGGGCCGCGGTCCGCGGTTCTTCTACCTTGGCATTGTTTTCCAGTTGATCAAGAGCCAAGTTCAACGCGCCAAAGAACTGCGGATCAAACTGCTCAGGCAACAGATCTTCCGGCACCTCCATCTTGAGGTACTTATCGCGGATTTCGGCATAGTTTTCAGGACTTGCCAAAATCTCATCTACCATGTCGTTAAGGGCGTTGATGGCCTCAATCGGCAATTGCAGACCGGCGAGCTCTGAGCGGAAAGTCTGTACTGCTTGCGGATCAACTTGAGCTGCAGTATTCAACAACTCATTGCTGAATTCCTTGGGGGAGACCTGTTTGCGAAACTGCTCAAAGGCGCCCATGGTTTTAGGGTCATCCATCGGGGAGGACGGCGCCATACCATCCATCTCAGGAAGAGCCATAATGCCTTGTTGTGCTGCGGTTGCCATAGTAATCCTCAATTTACGCCGTCAAGTCCCAGAAGGACAGTGAACCCACCGCATCTCCAGTGGTTGCACCGGACACGGTTCTGATTTGAATGGTGATGATGTCTGACACACCAGCCAAAGACATCCCAGGCTGGAAGGCCCAGTTGTATCCTGCGGGGTCGAGCAAAGGTGTGATTCCACCGCTACCTGAAGAACTGACGTAATCAGTCTGGATGATTGAGCCACCAGTCACTGCCGTGGCAGTTACGTCGTATTCCACATTGGAATCTGTTGGCACTGCCGTCCATGACGCGCCTGTCAGCGTGGGGTTCTTCACCATCGCCACTTCGTAGTTCTGGCTGGTCGTCGGAAGAACCTGAATTCGCCCAGGAATAACCACCGCACCGCCTCTGCCAGACGCCAAACGAATGGACACAAGTGGTTTAAATGTTGTGTTGATGGTTGCAAGTGCTGTCGTGCGCCGAGCGATGTGGCCCACGGAATACTGTTCGTAACCGCCTTCAGACACCACGGATGAACAGATCTGTTTGAGCGTGGCAGCAATGGCTGATGTGGACGTGATTTCGTAGCGCACCGGCAAGGTGGCCGTCGTCATGTAGGTGGCAGTGATTTCGTTGGCGTTGGTAAACGTATGGCAGATGATGTATTCACCGTTAATGATAAAGCCACACCGCACAGAGCCAACGCCCAACCACTCAAAATCCATCCACAGAATCTGCGCCTTGGACGAATCGAGCGTGTATCCAGAAGCCCCAGTTCCGTCCAGCTTGTCGCCGTTCCAATCGGTTTGATTCACCGTCCGGGCATCAGACACGGAGCCTGTCACATAAGACCGCAGGACAAACGAATTGGTGCCATCCACCCGTTGGAAAAACACCCCGTTCTGGGTATTGAAGTACCCAACCCGCTGCGTCAAATTAACATTGCTGCTGCCGTCCATCACAAAGGTGGCAAGCACCAAAAGACCTTTACCCGGCTGATATGGGAATGACCGAAAGGTTTGACGAACAACAGACCCCGCGCCACCAGCGGTGACGGTCATGTCTAAAGAAGACTCGTTGGTGTTGTATGTCGTCGTCCCAGTGCCCGTCGTGGCAGTATCAAACTGCGCATCCGCAGCATAGCGGTTCTGGGAATCAAAGAGCGTGTAGGGCTGGCTAACCCGCAGACGGCCAAAGGCATCGGTGTTGGTGCCGTTAATTGAGACCGGTACGGTGTCGCCTGAAGTTGCCACTATGCGCCCAAGGATTTGGTCAAGTTGATTGAAGTACAGCCGTAGAACATTGTTGAACTGCTGGAAGTAGTTAACGTCATACTGCTGCGTCGGTTGAGGAAGTGCTGGGGCAACAAACCTTTTGACGATGGTAACGAGGCTGGTGGTGATAGCCATCTATCTGCGTCCATCAGGCCGGATGTCGATGCGGGGTGCGCCAAGTTGCCACGTCGTATCCAACTGGTTGGAGTAAATTTTGAACGCCATTTGACGACCCCGCACCCGAGTGTAAATCTGTCCAGTGAATTGCTCAATAGGCACGACCGCTGTTCTCGCAACAGAAGCGTAATTTTGTCCACCTTCAGAAGCCGGAGAGTTATACCCAGAACCTGAATTGGCCAATCCGTACAGATACATCGTCACCGCAGGGGTGGTAGCCGTTGAGCCGTTAAAGGTCAGGTCAGGGATCATCCGCCAGACAAACCCGAAGTTGTGGCCATCCCCAATATCAAATTCTGAGGACAGGATGTAAGCCTCAATGGGGCTGCTGGTGCCCCAGGTGTTGTCGTTCAGGCCAGATTCATGGTTGATCAGATTTCCGGCAGAGACTGAACTGTTGTAGTACGCAGCCACAGGATACGGGCGCAGGCCGGAATCCACCCAGGCCGTGCGGCTCATGGTGCCGTAGTACCAGATGTCTTCCAGGTAGTTGTAAACCACGTATTTATCAATTGCCGTGGAGTTTGCCGAGCAGTAGAACCACCAGATTTCATTAAATCCTTCGCTGGTGGAGGCAAAGATCTGGTCTGCCTGGGAGATGTTGATGTCGTTAAAGATGTACCGGCGCAGGTCACAGCGCATGGTCTGGATGCGGCCATCATATTTGTAGAACTTGTCCACGCCCATCCAGTAAGACACGCCGTTTGCCACCGCCACCGCATTCGGCCCGACGATGGAGATGTTGTCGCCCAGAAGCTGAGAACCCCACACAACCGGAGGCCCAAGATATTGCAGAGAGTACAAAGACGCATCCGTCCACACCAGGATTTCCTGGCGGGTTTGCTGAATTGTGACAATCTTTGAGCCGTGGGACAGTCGGATACTACCCGCTTGGTTGGTGGCCGAAGGCGTCCAGTTGGCGGCATCTTCTTGATCTGACCAGCGAATCAACATTGGATCAATATCCGAAGATCCGTAGTCGTTCGTGCCAAAACACATTACAAACCGGCTTACATCAGAAACCAAAATGTTGTTCTGCACCGTCGGAGCGTCAGACGCACCACCCAAAGAAGATAAGGGAATACCCCTACTTGTGATGCTGTGCGTGCCAGACCCGGCGCTGGAGGTATTGATCGCTGACCCGCCGTAGGTCGCGGATAAATTAAAGGATGTCCCCGTTGAGTTGACCACGTAGTAAACCGTGCCGACCGTCAGCCCGGTGGGAAGACTGCCTGTTGATTGAAGCTGAATGGCCGTCCCGTCAGACAAAGAGACCGTGCT